ATCTGCCCACGCCATATATAAATCTATGTATTTTTGTTTCATTATGCTATGTAATTCTCAGTGATCCAGCGTTTAGCTATTTTATAATCCTTAAACCAATATAGAGGAGTGGCGTTTCCAATATTAAAATATTCACAAAATGCCTGCCCATATCGTTTATCATTAAGTGCATCAATGATAAACCCACGGTCAAACTGTTCAAACGCAAGTTGGTTAATGTTGTTGTTAGTACGTGTCCACGACATTTGAGAAAATGGATTATTCATTAGAACGAATCACGGTAGCGTTTCCGTCTTTGAAAAGAAAATGATCGCCAGTTTCTTTCATAACAACAACGGCAGCGCCACCGTTACTTACTTTATGAAAAGCCTGCGCAGCTTCTGCAAAAGTCTTACCCTGGCAGATAAAAGTATCAGAATCACTTAGGTAAAAATAATCTTGATCATCTATTGATTGGTACGTAAGTAGGACTGGCTCAATCTCTACAGGAGAGTTTAGACTGGCTGATTGTCGCTGAACATTTCGTAACACTTGCGCCAACGAACTTGACATTGTTTTAATACAATAGATGTAACCAACTACGCCACCGAATATAAAGATAAAAATTTCTAACATTCTATAATCAACTATAAATGGTAGACCACTTTTTTAATTTTTCTTCTTTGGCAGCTCGGGCCCGATAAACGTCAGCATCATTTACCAATCCATGCTTGATCATTAGACCAATCATACAAAGCAAATCTCCCACTTCTTCCGTGAGATTTTCTCTATTACTTTTACCTTCTTTTAAATGTGTTTCATCAATTCCGAATCGTCGGCATTTGCTAATTGCTTGTATAACTTCTGCACATTCTTCTTGTGCAATATCCATAATTTCAGATAGCTTATCGTTCATTTTGAGTGGTAAAATAAAATTGGACAGCTTGGGGATTATAGTGCTGTCCATTACTATGTTTAGCGTGATTACTCACGATCCTAATGTGATAACTTAAACAGTCATGCTAGCAGCTAATGCACGATATCCAGCAGCTACCACCTTGCGACTGGCCTTGCCCACGCGATACTTAGTCATTGCTTGACCCTTACCGTTCTTGCTGACATTTGCATAAACGGGAATCCCGCTAAAACGAATGTTGCTGATAACAGCAGTGGGGTTCTTTACTTGAAACCGATCAGAGATTTGCTTGGCAGTAAGTTGCTCACCGCTATGTAGAGCCTCAGTGACTTTTTGTTGTTGGGTCATAGTTTGTTGCATTTTTTATCCTTTGAATTATTAGTTGATTGCATTTCAACATATGATCTATTATACAGATATACTCTGCATAAGTCAATTACATTTGGTAATCTGCATTAACTCAGATATCCAAAAACTTCAATTCAAACACATCAGCCTGAGCATCATGACCTGCGTAACCACGAGGATTGCAAACTACTCTAGTTGACCCTACCATGTAATCAAAAGGATCATGGGTGTGGCCATGTGTCCAAAGTTTTATCTGTGGATGATCTAGAATGAATTCACTTAGGTCACTGCGATAAGCACTATTCATCAAGTCTTGTCCGATGTAACGAGGATGTGAACTCATAAAAGTAGGAGCATGGTGACCAGCTACTACAAACTTTCCATCATGCTTGCCTTGAACAATTGTTTTGATATATTGTTTACTCTTAACATGACGGCTTACTGTATGCGCAGGTCTAAGTTTGGTGTAACCCAAATCGTCATTGCGTATGATGCGAAAATCATTCATCATATCTGCCAATGCATGAAGTGTCAGTGGGTCACCTTTATTACAGTCTGTCCACAATGTGCAGCCGATGAATGTAGTATCACCAATTGTTTTGATGTCATTTTCTAAAAAGAAAACGTTATCAAATTTTCCGCATTCTTCACGCAGGTGTGCTAGGCTAGCTGTCCAACGTCCATGATAGAACTCATGATTTCCTGCAATATAAATTACATGGGGGAATTGAAACGAACATCGTTTTAGAAAATCACGAAATCGTTGCGCACGAGCTTGCCCATGTTGCAACACTTTGATTTCCAAATGGCTATATTTTGTTTCAGGATGACTGTGTAAGTCTTCGGCGATCATAATGTCACCAGACAGAATAAGGACCTCAGCACCTTCAGTATTTTGAAGGTTGATATCTGAAAATTCCAAATGTAAATCCGACGCTAATGCTACAATCATACTAAAATCTCCTATCAATAATACATTGTATTACAAAAATGAATAGTTGTCAACTATTTGGCATAAATAATAGCGTAGTTCGCGGAGCTTCCATTCCCCCAACTACTCTAATGCTATAAAGGAGCAATCAGCATGATTATTTATTACCTCTATGTAAAGACACATAGAATCACTGGCCTAAATTATTTAGGTTATACTTCAAGAAAAAATCCGCATAAATATCCCGGTTCAGGTACAAGATGGAATCTTCACTTGAAAAAACACGGATATGTATATGATACTAAAATACTAAACCGTTGTATTTCCAAATCAGCAATAAGAGCATGGGGTCTATTTTATAGTAGATTGTGGTCTGTAGTTGATAGCAAAAAATGGGCTAACTTAAAAGAAGAAAACGGAGACGGTGGGGGATGTTTTGGTGAAGTCAATGGTATGTTTGGAAAAACTCATTCAGACTCTGAAAAGATAGCCCAAGCGTCCCGTGCAATTATGCGATTTAAAGGAAAATCATATGAGGACTTATACGGCAAAGAAAAGGCTGACCAATTAAAGAAATCACGATCAATATCTACTAAAGGAAAAGATAATGCAGGCACATCTAATCCTATGTACGGTAAGAAACAATCCGATTCATCAAAAGAACTTCAATCAATTAGGGCAAAAAATAGGACAAAATCAGAATGTACGCATTGCAAAAAATTCTTTACCCCGTCTCACCTTGCAAGGTATCACGGTGATAAATGTAAATCTAAACTTGGGTAGTAAACTGTTTCGGTTGACCTGTATCATAGTTACAACCTTTCCCACCCAGCTTTTCCCAGTTTTCATACTTTTGTGCAGCATCTGTGCATTATGCACAGTGCTACTTTCATTTAATTACCTTTTTTTATTTAGTTAGGATGTAGTGCTTGTCCCATTGGCCGATGTTAACATCAACATAGTAACCCACATCAAAGTAATCAGTTTGTACATCGCTGTTATCGTGGTTGCCCTTGTTCATTGCAGCAAAGATTTCTTTCATGAACGACAAAGCCTTGCCACTGTAGTGAGACTGAAAGTGATAGGGGTTCACACTGTCGTACCCTGAGGAATTACGCCGGAACCCCTGTGACACTTGATAGTGATCTGCACCGCAAACCTTATTAGAGTTACCAATGAAGTCAATAGCACCAGATTTGATATTGAGCACCAAAGTAGAATGATTGCGTACAGCAAGGGAACCCTTGACATTATACTTTTTCAGAATAGCCTTAATAGCAGGAGCACGTTCAGCTTTGCGTTCTTGATTCATGTAAGCCATTTTGATTCCTATTTGTTGCTGTTTAAGTGTCTATTATATATGAAAACTGATTTATTGTCAAATGTTCTTCGGACGATATTTGTCTGTTAGTAATTTGATTTCTTCAACCGTGCCCAGGCCTTCTGCAATCAACCGACGTTGTTCTGCATTGATAGCAGCGCGTTGGTCGCGACCTCGACACCATGCACTATGGTCATCACTGTAGTTGTAATACCAATCGTGTGATGCCATCAGGCGATCTAGCGTGATTAATTCTGGATTCATTCTTCAAATCCGAAATGTTCTGTGACCACTTCATACATACACCGTATCTCAGTCTCAGAATGGTCAGCACGTTCGGCAACTTTGGCACATTCTTTGACAATCAACTCGGCAAACTTTGCTGATTGTCTGGTAGGCATATCACATCCGCAACCGCACATTTCTAATCCAGCCTGTTCAGCAAGTTCTTTAATTCGTTCGTTCATACATTTACTCCATAAAATTGAAACGTACCACCACAATAGCACTTTGAATACTGTGGGTCAACCAATGGTGAATTTCGCCCACAATTTGTACACTTAGGATACTGTTTTGGAATGCACCTATCGCCTTGTTTAGTGATTGGCTTTGGTTGTTTGCTCTTGTATTTTGAGTTCATTCTTCAATCTTTACGTCTTCCATAGCAACTGGCAAGCCGTCACACACATCACAAAAATTATATCCACTGCCAAAATAGCAGGCGCCATCAAACCGACTACCCTTTACTACCTGAATGTGTCCGCAATCTTCGCACTTCATTTTTACTGACACGGTGGCATCAGGCAGCGGCTTAGATGGCTCAAACGGTTGCAGTCTTTCAATTTCGTTAGCAGCTTCTTCTAGCAAGTCTGCGATCCTGTCCGCTGCACCTTCCTGCACACTCTTGCGACCGGGAATCTGTCGGCGTATTTCGGCTCGCTTTCTAAGACGGTATACTA